ATCATTCTTCATCAAAGCCCTCCCTAAAGTCGCACATTCCCTTTTCGTAAGCCTCCTTAGGTATCACTATCACCAAGCCAAGCCTCTTCATCAGCTCTTTAATATCATCATCAGCATAAGCATAATAATCAGCTATTTTCTGGAAGTCAAAATCAGTAAAGAATGCAGCTCTCATCAGCATCACTTTTCTCAGGCTCTCTGGCATCTTAGTATTAGTTATTTCCTCAGCCAGCTCATCAGTCTCGGAGGTATTAGCTAAGTCCTCAATCTCAGGAGCTTTTTCAGCAGGAGTATAGTATGGTATAGACACATCTAGTAGTTCTTTATAATCTCCACTAGAGGCAACCTTCAAAGGTAGTCCCCACTCTTCCAGTTTGGCCTTATCCCACTCATTCGCAAGCTTATCATTATCCCAAGCACCATTAGCGATATTGTCTTTAATCACAAACTCCCTCTTCTCTTCATCAGTCCAGCCAGTAACCTTCTTTACCTTTACTTTGCTCTTGCCTATAGCCTGTAGAGCTTTGTATCTTTGGTTCCCACCAAGTATCACACCATTCTCATCAACAACAATCTCCCTTACATCTAACATACTAGGGAAGTCTTTTAAGGACTTCTTTAGAACAGCAAAGTCCTTCTTAGATATAGTCCGAGGGTTGCTCTTATATTCAGCAATCTCAGACATATCCATCTCAATAGTCTCTATTTTCACATCTTTCACGGCTGTAGCCTCCTTAAAGTTAAATTGTTAAGCTTATCCTCATTATATCACAAAAAATAGCTACTTCTTCTTTAGGTATTCTATATCCTTAGCCATAGATACTAGAGATGTAGCTACTTCTCCAAACTTTTTCCCATACCCATTATGCTCATCTACCTTTTTTTCTAATCTACTTATTTTTTCATCTATAACATCTAGCCTATCTGCTTGTCGCTGTTCTCGCTGGGCATCTTTTATTTCTCGTTCTTGGTTCCCTTTTTGAACAGCTAAATAAGCCCCAATTATACCTCCTACTGAGGATATAAGAGCTACTATAATCGGTGTCCAGCTTATTGCGTTATTATCCATATTACTATTATATCGCAAACATAACCAAAAAACCACCCCTCGTAGTTAAAATAGGTGGTTTTTTGAACATATAAGCTCTCAACTTATCTTAGAAGGATATACATACACTTATATCCCTAAGGTCATACACATAGTGGGGTTATCTAGGTGTATCTAATTGCCCCACATCTCTATATTATCATACCATAAGCTAGAAGTCAATAGGCTTACGCATCAACTTTTTACCATTTATTCTCTCATAAACTTCTGCGACTACTTCTTCTGCAGCCTCAGCTCCATAACAGATGTAACATTCAAAGCCAGCCATCTCATATATTTTGCCCCATTTTTTCTGGTTAGCTGATACGGTAGATAGACTTTTCTTGGCTCTCTTCATTTCTATTTTAATAAGCTCATAGCCCCCCACTTCTCCATCTAAGTCTAGGGCAGGGATATAGACATCATAGTCCCAGTAGCCAGAGCTTACCCCCATCTTTTTTAGTTTTCTAGCTCTAATCACAGCATCTTTTTTACTGCTCCTACTTTCGTTAGGGATATGGGTATGAGGTATATTAAACTGCTCCAGCCAGTTATGAAAGACCTCACACTCAATATCCTCTATAGGGCATTCCACCTTAGCCATAGTCTTTACCTCCTTACTTAATCTTGGCCCACATTGCCATTACGATTATCACAGTGGCTGCCCACGCAGAAGTCCCAAGAGCAATATCTCTGAGCAAGCCACTCAACATAATCAAACTATAGCCAATACATAGCCCAGTAAGTGCTAATTTATCACGCTTTTCCATTCCCCCACCTTTTATTTGCAGCCTTCTTAGCTATCTCTCTTCGCTTAATATCGTCCATCTTAGCAAAGCCCTTAGGGACTTTAGCCAGACCACCTCTCCTACCAGCCTCCTTAAAGCTAACCTTCACCTTCTGGGCAGGAGTTTCAATATAATCAACTTTTATCTTCATTGGCATTCTCCTTCTTAATTTTATCTAATAGTTCTCCAAGACCCTTGATACCATTATCACAATTATTCACCCCAGAACCATAGTATTTAGGGTCGCAAGTATTATATTTCTTCATACCCTAAAGCCTTCCTAGCTCTCTTCCAGCTATTATATCTTCTATCAGTAGCAGTAGCAGAGGGCTTTATCAGCCCTTCAGCTACTAGCTTTTGTCTAGTTCTCCTAATAGTCTCAGGGCTAGGCATAGCTCTCAGGTTTTGGAGTAGAGTTTTATTATTATCCCAGCCACTAGCCTTCCAGACTTCATTCAATAGTAAAGCATCATCATCAGCAACTTTATTATTCTTATAGTAGGCTCTTCTAATTTTAGCTCTTACATTCTCAGAGTTAATACTCATTTTAGACCTCCATTAAGACTTCTTTTTTTAACCATTTATCAGCTTCAGCGAAGCTATCTACTTCCTTAGAGAGAGTAAATCCATCTTGCTCAAACTCCTCGTAGCAGTCTGCGTCATCGCCATAGAAGTCGTATATCGGACTATCATCAGTCCTAACTAGATGAGCCCAAGCTACTATCTTCTCCCCCTGCACCTTTACCCCCCATTCCATAGGGAGGTAGTGTGCTGATATTGTTCTTACTATTCTGCTTGACATAACTTTTTTTCTCCTTTCTCGTTATTGGTTATGCTTACTCTTTAATCTTATCATAGGGCTTATGGCTTGTCAATAGGGTTTTTACTGAAGATGGTAGCTCATCTATATCAAGGCTAGTAATCACGAACACTTTGTTAATATGGCTATTCTCCCCAGTAGGCTCAAAAGCACATATTCCATCTTCTACAAGCTCTCCAGCTACTGCATCAGGGTAAAGCATTATAAACTTCCCTAGTTTTTCAACTGCATCTCTCATACAAGATTTTTTCGCATTTTCTATCATAGCTACTTCTGTCATAGTTTTTGGCTCATACTTCTTACCCATCATATCTCTCCATTAGTTTCCCAAGTTTATCCTCAATTTTATATACCTCCAGCCTATAATATCCTTCCAGCCACTCAATTTCATCTTTACTCCCAATACCCTTTTTCTTCCAATATAATAGTTTTTCTATCTCTCTATTATCTTCAGACATTTTCTTTTTTAATCTTTTAATTCTCCAACCTAGTATATTTTTAATAATTTTCACTCTCCACCTCCTAAAAACCAGCTAGCTTATCTAGCTCTTTTACATCATCATCTAGCATAGCTAAGTAGGCATTTTCAAAAGCCTCAATCTCTCGGAGTTGCCCCTCTACATCAGCCCTCTTTACAGGGAATACCTGTAGCTCCAAGCCTGGGATAAGGTCAGTCCCTACTACCCAGTATAAGGTCTCCAAGTCAGGGTTAATCATAAAGTATTTCACCACCTGAGGCATATACTCAGCAGGTATCTTCTGAGTTTTCCAAATCTCCAACACTTCAGGGCTATAAAAGGCTTTAATCTCCACAGCCTCACGGACTTTACCATCTTTATCAGTGATAGTCCTATCAGGGCTAATATAGGAGTTAGGGTTATCTTCAGACACCCACACCACACTCTCATCATCAAGTTTTTTCTTATAAGTCTTAGCAAAGTTTTCAGCTATTTCAGGCTCAAGGATATGCCCCCTAGCCATAGCACTATAAGGCTCTCCATTTAATCTATCAGCATAGTCATTCGGGGTTAGTGGTCTAGCTACTTTTTCAGCCAGCATCTCATAGTATTTTTTCTTAGGGTTTTTCTTAAGCTTAAGCTCAGCTACTTCAATAGGGTCAAGCATTTCTAATAGGTCAGCTAATAGAGTTCCCCTCTCTACTACAAAGTTAGGGTCTCTCTCTTTAAGCTTAGCTATAATATCCTCTTTCATAGGAGCTTTAGCTATCCAGAGGTCTTTAAGCTCAGAACCTCCAGACTTACCCTTCCTAAACTCTTCCCATTCTTCAGAGTTTTGTTTTAGATTTAATACTTTCATAGGTTCTCCTTTCTCGTTATTTTTATACCTATGCCATAAGTTTATCATAGCTTATGGCATAAGTCAATAGTTATTCTAAGCTAATTTTCATAGCGTCTTTAAGTTCAATCATCTCCTTCTCAGATTGAAGTTCTTTAGGCATCTTATTCCAGACTTTTCTTAATTCATCTAGGCTTTTAGCCTCTCCAAGCTCCTTCTTCCAGTCGGTTTCTTCCATAGCATATAAGTTTGTATAAGCCACAGCATCTTTTCGGTTAAGGTCTCTGCCAAAGAGCTTACCTAAATGTTCTGCAGCATCTTTAATCGCAAAGCTTTTTGCAGCAGGTGCTCCAGTAGCCACAGCATCACTTTTAATATGAGATAAGTCTGCAGCACTAAAACCCTTGTCAGTTTTCAACGGAACAGCCCCTACACCATCGTGGTAGCTCCATTCCTTAGTAATAGGGTTAAGGTAGTGTAGCCTAATCGTGCAACATATGCTCTGGGCTAATTGGCTAATACTTAAAATCTCTACCCTCCACTGCTGGAATATCATATCCAGCATAGTCTCTACCTTATCTATAGGGAGATAGACTACTCCAGAAGCGAAGGGGTGGTTCTTAACCCAAGCCTTATTAGGGTTCTGGTTAAGAACACTCTTCAGCTCGCCCATCTTCTCAAAGGCTACAGGGCTATTCCCACCATTATCTACCAGCTTTACTAAATCTTTACTCGTTGCCATCTTCTTTCTCCTCTCTCCACTCTTCAAAGGTGGGGTTAATGAAGTTTCCTAATTCTTCTTGCGTATCTACAAAGTCGGAGTATTCAGTCCAGTCATCTTCAAGTTCTCCAGCCATCTCTACTAGGTCGTTAAACTCACTTTCTTTACCAAGTAGCCATCTAGCATCTTCTACATTATTCTTAACATCATACCCGGCATTCTCTAATACTTCTAAAATACTTACACTCATTATATTTCTCCCCTCTTAGCTTTTTGCCTTAGTTCCCAGTGGTAATTGTAGTGTTTCTTAGAGTATTCCAAGTCTATATTCCCATTCCTATAGACATATCCGTGTTTAATTTTCCCAAACCAGACAGCTACTGGCATTTGGCTTGGTGTGTAGTTGATATTGATTTTCATAAGGTCTCCTTTCTCGTTATTATTTCCTTATGTCTCTATTCTAGCACAGGCTTATGGCATTGTCAAGCGATTTGCCGAAAAAAGTCCGAAAAAAAGTATTTTTTACAACAAAAAAAGAGGTAGCCCACTGCGAGGAAGGCTACCAAAGTGGAGTTATTTATGACATTCTTTTTGTTTTGGGCAGGGCTAAATCTAGAAAAGCCCTGTAGAGTTTTAGGGAGGTAAATTGTCTAGGCTCAACACAGCACCTAGACTACCTAATTGTAGGAAGGTGCGATAGATGAGACCTATCCAAGCTAATTATAACATTTAGAGTTCCACTTGTAAAATGCTTGCTCATATTCTTCATCAGTAGAAAAGTCTGTCCTTTTCGGCCTTATTTTCATAGATGTAACATCAACTATAGGCTCATACTTTTTAGGCTCAGGGGCAAGCTCAGCCTTAGGTTCTTCGGCTTTTCTATCTAGGCTAAACATTCCCTTCTTAGCCAGATACTCAAGTTTCTTAGGGTTATCCAGAACCACATATATCCTTCTCATAGCAGAGTTATTATTCACATACTCAATAAAGATATACTTCATCTCGGACAGCTTTTTCAATGCTCTCTGCAGGGTTCGCTCTTCCAGCCCCGTCATCTCACATAGCTTTTCATTACTCTGAAAGCATACACCCTTCTTAAAGAGGTTAAGGTAGCAGTAGAGTATCTTCTCATTGCAGCTAAGCTCTTTACTTTGTAGTATTTCAATAGGCATTATTACATAGGTTATGCCCATACCTTCGCCATTCTCGTTCTTCATTTTACCTCCTTTGGCTTTAGTTGGCATCTTGATTATACCATAAGCTCCAAGCCTGTCAAGCGAATTTGGCAAGCAAAAGCTCCTTTTTTAGCTTTTGCGTAGCCAAATCTACTATATTCTTCTTTTATATTATTCTATGGGTGACAAAATGACACCCCCCTTCTCTTATGGAGGGGTGACAAATTGGCACACCCCCCTGACAAATTGGCACACCCCCCATTCGTTATCCACAAACTTATCCACATTTTACAAAAATTATCCTATGGAGTATAATAGAAGTGAGGCTAGAACTCCTTTCTCGTTCTTGGAACTAGCCTCTTTTTTATTAGTATGATATAATCAGGGTATAAACATAATAAGCGAGAAAGGAGAAAAATGCTTTTATCAAAAATTGAACTCAAGCCGAATAAAATACTTATTCAGCCAAGCACAGAGGCTACTTCTTCATTTAGCACCGAGCAGAAAAAATACGAGAGAAAAGCAGTAGCTATAGTCAAAGGGGTATCAAATTATGTATCCCAGATAAAAGAGGGCGATAAAGTTATCTATGATGATAGCAAATCTATAGACTTCACCTTAGATGGGGTATCTCTATCCATTATCAGCCCAGAAGATATAGTGGCCTACATAAAGGAGGATAAGTAATGGGCAAACCTACACTAAATAGAAAATGTATCACAGGCGAGGAGCTAGACAAAGGTATCGGTCTCGGCATCAGAACCATTTACGAAGTAGCTAAGACAGCTTACGGTTGTAAGGGTGGCAATGTAATGATAGAACACCGAGCCACAGCTCCTACTATCAGCCACGATGGTGTATCTAACCTAGAAGAGCTAGAAGTAG